AGATTACATTTAGGATTGTTTCGTATATAACAAACTTAGTGTTTTGTCTTGCGTATTCAGATACAAGGCTTCCCGTCAAGCCATTAAAAACATTAGCTTCTGTAAAAATGTTATTAAAGTTTGCAATGCTAATTGCTCCATTTGAAACTGAAAGAGATCCTACAGGAAGGCCCATGCTTTGATTTGCAATAGACTTTGTTATATCAAAGGACTCTGTATAATTTGAAAGGTCTACTACTAGTCTGGGAGATATTTCTATAACATCTAGTGAAGAATCTGAAGAGTTCATTGTTTTTACAACTACTCTAATCCCTCTTATTTGTTCAAACTCTGTAAAAAAATTCTCTCCATTAACTGTGTAGTAGATTGGATCTGATGGCTCTGTTACTGTTCCATTAGTCTTAACGATAGTTTCTTCATATAAGGACCATCCATAACTAACACTAGAGGTAGTCCATTCTGAACCGTCCCATATTTTTAATACACCTTGTGGGTTTGAGTCATCATCAACAATATATGCATAGCCCACAAGAGATCCCTGGTTGGGAAGCAAGGATGTAGTTGTTCTTCCAAGATAAGTAAATGTTGTAGCAAATCCTATTGGGACTTTGATTCCATAGAAAATTTCTAAGTGACCATCTTTGGGAATTATTGGAGAGTCGTCTAGTCTTAAAGAGTTTTCATTAAACTCAATTGCATCTACCCAAGAGCTTCCCTTTAGTACTTGTATTTTAAATCTTTGTGGAACTGTAGCGTTTGAGTATGCAAAGAGAGGGTCTTCAATTACTAAATCCCCTGAAGTTCTCATGCTGCCAAGGTTAACTGATCCTACGTTTGTTTGAATCTTTACAACAATTCTATTTGCATTTACAGGATTCTTATAAACAATAAATGGACAGGCATCATCAATACCATACCCATCTATCCCGATAGCAGCGGGAGTTGAAATTCCTCTCTCTGTTCCATTTTCTGTTCTGTAAGAACTCCAATATTTAAAGTAATCATTACGAGAGGGCATGTAGTATCTTGGCCTATCGCCAGATCTAACATTGTCAATATATGATCCCGCTAAAAATCTTGCTTTATTTATTCCAGACCTTGGTCTAAATGGAAGAAGGCAGTCTCCCAGAGAGTAGTACAAGTCTTTTGTTTTATCTACAACAGAAAAATTTTCATCTTCAGTATCTGAGTACTCTTTGTATGAAAGCTCAGCTTCTGTATAGTAGTCTCCAGTATCAAACTCATCGTATGTAGATATTGCTTCCAGGAACTTTGCTTCTGTCCCAAATGGGCGGTAGCGATAGTTTCCAACTCTAGAAACATTATCTAAATCATTTAAATTAAACTCAGCTAAGATAAGAGAGGATATCTTTAATGAGTGACTATTGGAAAACGCATCTTGTAGGTCTGAGTCCTCAAACATTAAACTTCCTCAAGACTAACAGATATGTCCCACATGTCATAATTTGTTCCGCCACGTTTAATTACGTCATGGTCAAATGAGGAAAAGAATACCTGTAAAACTTGATTATATTCTGCTAAATGACCATAGGTATTTTCAGTAAACTCATTGTATTTATCATATGCAAGAAGGATATAAAACGATCCTGTATGATTTTCATACCAATTTACAATGTCTACGCCTCCAGCTCCTAAGTCTGCTGTGAAATCTTCTACATTGTTGGTCAATACGCCAAGATCAGAAAATGTTGCAGATGCGGAAAATGCACGGGAAGGCAAAAGATTCCATGAAAAAGAAAGTCTCTGTTTATCTGCTATGTGATAAGATCTCATTGTTCCATTAATCATTCTCTTTTTGCTTTCTATTCTTTCGCAAGATATAGAAAGCTCTGATCTATTGTGATCAGAAAGAATTATAAAATCTTCAAATTCTGTACCAGTTGGAACAAATTTGCCATTGCTTTTTTCATATGCATCAGCCCATACAATTGCTTGGGGTCTTGAATAAGCAGATCTTCCAGCCATATATAAACTATTAGCCACGGATGTTATTACTCCTTATACCTTTATTTTCAGTCATTTTAATCTTTTGCATTACGGCGTTTGCTACATCATTTGCATCCATGTCGGAGCCATTTAACGTTACGTTTACATTATAATTATACATTGATCCAGACTTTTCTGTTTTATTAGAAGAATTGAAAGAGTTAGTTTTCATAGTTGGGAAAACTTTTTGATTAATCATGGCACGAAAATCATTTAGTTTATCTGCGTTGAATCTGTTTGGCTCAACGGCTAAGCGTGCTCTATCTTTTTTATTTTGATTATTTATCGCAAAAATTTTATCCAAAGCATCTTTTAATGAAGAAGCATCTTTATCATTAGGCACAGGCATTATGCTTACGTCTGGTTTTCTAGGCATGGGCATTATGCTTGCGTCTGGTTTTCTAGGCATGGGCTGTATTCTAAAAATAGGCTCAAGACCTGAACGTAACCTATCTTCTTTATTCATTACTGGCTGTATCAACCGTTGTGTGTACTCGTATGGATTTTTATTAATTTTATTTAATCCTCCGCGAGCAGCATTCTGAACAGCATCCTTTAATGAAGAGGAAGATTTCTTTTCAGTTATCCTCATCATATCCATATCTCTTTTTCTACGAGCATATTCATCATTGTTTTTATCAAAATTTTCTTTTGGAAAAACCTGTCCATTCAAAGATTTTAATAAAGGTCCATATTGTTCTGCAACTCTTTTTCTTACAACAAATTCCCCTGGGGTGAGGAGGGCTGGAACCTTGTCTGTCATGCCTCTTCCAGGAACAGTAGATCCATATGCATATTTCTTTGCTGATCCTCCATACATCATTCCTGGAGCACGTTCTGTAGATCCTTTATAATTTACCATTCCACCCATAGCATAATTAGAAATAAAACCACCAAAGGCTCTGCGTGCCGCAGAGTTTGCTCTTAGTGCTGCTGCATTTTGTGCTGCTCTTTGTGCATCTGCTGCTCTTTGTGCATCTGCTGCTCTTTGTCTTTCTGCTGCTGCTGCTCTGGCGATTGCCTGTCTTGTTGCTTCTGCTCTTGCCGCCGCTGCCGCTGCTTGTGCTGCTCTTTCTCTTTCTGCTGCTGCTTTTGCTCTGTCTTGTGCTGCTCCTGCATCTATTGCTCTTTGTCTTTCTGCTGCTGCTGCTGCTGTATTTGCTGCTGCTTTTGCTCTGTCTTGTGCTGCTCCTGCATCTATTGCTCTTTGTCTTTCTGCTGCTGCTGCTGCTGCTTGAAGCCTTGCTGCTTCTGCTTTTTGTGCTGGCGATAGTCCTGATGCTGGTGCTGGTGGTCCTGGTGGTCCTACTGGTGGTGTATTAACAGAATTCGATCCCCCGCCACCGCTACCGCCGAGGTGCCCGCCACCAATGGTTAGGGCTGGACCAGCTGGATTTAAAAGCATCCCGCTTTGACCAATAGGGTAAGGGTCGGGTGCTGGCTGTGCTGGTGCTGCTTTTTTCTCCTCATCATTAGGTCCTAAAATAATGTTGTTTAAACGTGACTCTTCCTCTTTAGCTAGCTTTAGCAAACGAATAAGATTTTCCATTTCAATAGCTGCACTACTATATTTTCCTTTAAGTTTATCTGCTTCAACATTTATCATACCTTGCAATTTATATATTTCATTTTCAGCAGGTAGTATTTTAGTACTCTGAATTGTATAAATATCATCCTGAATCGCTCTTTGTCTCATCTGAAGATCTTCAATATCTTGATTAATCTTTTTCTTTTGTTTTTCTATTTCAAGAATTTGATTTTGAATATTTTTAATTGCAAGGTCTTTTTGTGATTCAAGGGCTGATCTGGCTTCTTCTCTGCTTTGTCTGGCAAGTTCTTGTGACATTCCCAAAACACCTTGGGCTGCAGCAGCAACGTCACCACGGGAAAGGGCTTGAGCAACATCAAGTTGCCCCTGCTTAAGCTTTGCAATATTTTCTTCTTTTCTATACACTTCATCAAGGGCTTCAATTTGAGCATCATATGCTTCAGAAGTTTTATCAGATAATTCTTGAAGTTTTTCAATTTGATCATCAAGAGGTTCAAGTTCTCTTTGTTTAAGCTCGATGGTTCTACCAATTGCATCAATCTCTTGTTGCTTTACCCTGACAAGTTTTTGTTGCCCATCAATAATTTTTTGTTGAACTTCAACCTGATCTTCAAGTGGTCTTATCAAGTTAATCTCTTCGATTTGACGATTTAGATCATTTATTTCCATAAGGTTGTCGCGTTTTTCTTGTTCAAGTCTGCCTGGATCTCTAGCATATTCTGCTGCTTTTAATTTATTATAAGCATCTGTAAAGAGTTCTACCTTTCCAGTAGCATCCCCTGCTTTTAATCCCGCTGCTGCCAGTGCGGTAGCTAACTCTGGAGTTTTTCCTTCATTAATAAAACCTAGTTCTGCAACTAATAATGATGTTTGAGTTTTCATGTCAACCATAGACCCTGAAATCTTTTGAGCTTGATTTATTATAGGAGCATCTCTTTCTGCTGCTTCCCTCTCTCCTTTAAAAGCTTCTAATTCTTTATTAATCTCCCTTTTTTCTTTTTTACTTGTTCCTTTATCTTTTAGTTTTCTTCTTAGCTGTTGGGCATAAAGAAGATCTTCATCAGAAATAAGTTGTCTAATAGCATCTATGTCGTCTGCATACATACCCTTGTTTGCTAGTTGTTTATTATATTTTGAGGAGAGAGCAGTTTTTTTAGATTCTTTAACTAATGCTTGTGGAGTTAATGCTGCCATTGCTGCGGCGTCTGAAATCTTTGTTTTTTCATAATCAGCATATGCTGCCCTGACTTTTTCAAGTCCACCCTTGATAAGTTTTAATCCAGCCTTTCCTTGAGACCTTAAATATTCTAAAAATTCAGGTGCAAATGGGCCAGCTATAAAGTTTTTAAATCCTTTTTCATTTTGAAGATTTGATATACCTTTAAAGGTTTCCCCTGATAATTTTGCTTGTTCTTTAAGTTGTTGGGCTATTGATTTTTCTCCACTGCCACTACTACCTGAGCTAGATCCAGAGCCAGGAATTGGTGCAAGATTTGCCTTTACTGATGCTTCTGCTGTACCTATTTGACTTTGCAAAGATGCAATTCTTTTCAAAATTATTTGTCTTGATTCTGCATCTGTCGCAGTTTTTAGTGCTGCCATTGCACTGTTTAATTGCATAACAAGTGATAAATTTTTAACTTCATATCCCATTCTTATTTCAATCATTTGTTCTTGAACAACTGGATCTAATTTATCAAAGTTTTTAAATTGTTCTCTTAGTCCAGCTATCGCATTTGCTGCTGCTTCTTGTGGAGTTCCTCCTGCTATATTTTTTCCACTATAAGCAACAGCAATATCTATCATTGCTCTTTTTCTAATTTCTGAATTACCACTTTCTAAGTCTTTCATGGCTTTGTTAAGTTTTATAACATTTTTTGATACTTGCTCTGGAGTAAGTGGTTTTCCTTCTGCGTCAAGGGTTAGAAATTCCATTGCTGCAGTCATATTAATATTTGGATTAAGATTTTCAATAATTTTCCATTGATCTTTTAATGTTTTTGCAGCAGCACCAAACTTTAATAAATCTGCTGGGTCTGTTGTGTCAATTTTCAAACCTTTTATCATTTCATCTGGCAAAGACATAATATCTTCTTGTGCTATTGTTAACTTTGTAATTGATGAAATCATTTCTGCTGGAGTATTTTCTCCTTCAGTTTGAATTACATATCTAATTACTCTTTCAGCTACCCCACCTTCTGCTGCTCTGGCAAAAGCTTTGTTGATTTTTTCTGATCCATCTACTTCTCTAACTGCTTTTCCATAGGCATCACTTTTTTGAATTGCGACTGCCTGCTCTACTCCAACTGATCCTGAAAGAGATTGAAGTCCGAATGCAATGTCTGTTCGTCTTCTTTCTTGTTCTTCAGGAGAAATAATATTTCTTCCTGTATCTCCAGTCTGTATTCCAGCAGATTTAAGTGTTTCTATACCAGTTTTTAGAAGATTTTGTGGTAAGGATGCAATATAATTTTCAATTAAAGCTGTATTTCCTCCAGCTGCTTCAAATTCCTTACCTATTGTAACAACATCACTTGACTGTCCCTTTGTAATTCCTGGAATATTTTGTGCAAACGTAATAAATTGTGCAGTAGCAATACTTGCTCCATCTCGCAATGCCTTAAGTGCATCAACGTTGTACATAATTTCTTGACCAAATTGAGCAGCTTGTTCAGCAGTCATGTCTCCAGCAAGTACGGATGCTTTAATTGCCTCATTTAGTCCCTCAAGATCGACCTCTCTTGCAAGATCTTGTGCTTCTTTTGATTCTTCAACTAAGGAGGTTTGTTGTGTAGAATCAAGTTCACCAAAAGATTTATCAAATCGTACATCTGCTTGTTGCTTAACAAATTCTTTTTGATAAGCTGATTGTGAGGGCGTTATTGCATCTACCATCCCCAATGCCGCCCCCACTAGGTTTCCACTAAGTAGGCTTAATGCAGGCCTCAAATAATCTTTTGATTCGCTAAAGCCAAGGGAAGATGTTCCAATGTTTGTTGAATTAGTAATTGCACCTACCTGATCTTCTGTATAGCCTGCTGCAACCATTTGTTGATCCAGAGCTTGTCTTGCGGCACCTTGTTCAGCAGCATTGCTAACAGATTTTTTAATAACATTTGTGTATTGTTCTTGAGCCGTTCTTGCTTCTGTTATTGCAGTATGATATTCGTTCCAACCAATTGTTCCTTCTGCGTATTGCTGTTCGGCAACTCCAATTACATTTCCATAATCTTGAATTATTTGTGTGGCTGCCCCTATAGCTCTACCAGCGGCTTCATTTGAAAGGCTTGCTTCCCCAGATGATGCTGCAAGTTTTGCAAGAGAACCATCGGCATCAACTGCCGCTTTACGCATATCAGCAATTTCTTTTATAGCAGAAGTTCCAGCTTTTTGTCCTGATATAGATGAAACAGTTTGATTTGAAAGAACAGAGTCTCCAAGTTTTAATCCTACTGCTTTAGCAAAAGTAGTTGCTGCTTTCTGATCCATCATTCCAGATGCTATTGCTGTCTTTAAATAATCTGATAATTTTTGGAATCTTTCAGCAGATGTTGAATTTTGAAGATCTTCAATAAATTTTTGTCCAGCACCAGATTCAAAAACTCCTGAAAATTCATTTGCAATTGTTGCTTCTTCTTCTGAAGAAATTCCCATTACTGCTTTTTGTCTGGCTTGTGCAGGAGTTAGTGTTCCTAAAACTTGAGCCATTGTGTTTAATGCATTTGCAGTACCGCCAATATTTGCTCCAAATTCTGCTGCTTTAACAGCAGCATCATCTACAGTTTTTCTCCAAGCATATAATGCTACTCCTACTACTGCTAAAGATGCCGCTACTATCCCTGCTGGAACCGCAATTGCCGCAAGTGGTGCAAGCATTGGAGCAAGCATTGGTAATGCGCTGGCTACACTGAGGGCCATCCCTCCACCACCTGCAACTGCTGACAGAGTTGCATTTTCTCCAATTGCAGGGATCATTGGGGCCATCATCATTGCGCCACCAATTGCTCCCATTCCCATGCTTATACCCATGCCACGGCCACCCGACATTTTAGTTTTTATCATTCTAGATCTTTTTTTAGCTTCTTTTTTAGACATGGGATCGCTAAAATTTCCATCTTCTTCTTCTACCATATACTCGCCATTACCAAAATCAACAAGGTCACCCTTTGCATACCCTCTGATAGTTCCATTATTGACAGAGCGTAATAAATCTAAATTCTTTCTTGTAGAATCTTTATTGATAACAAATTCACCTGGAGTAAGCATTGCTGGTACTGTATCTTTATTCCCTACACCTGGAACAATAGTTTTTGAAGTTTTTGTTGAATCAAATATCTCTCCACCAATATTTCTCATCTGAGGAAGTATTCCACCCATGCTAAGATTTGATACAACGTTTGGATAGGAGACTTCTCTTCCTCTGCCCCAGTTAACAAAGGCAGCCATGTTTTCGGTTTCATCATGGAGTCGATCTAAAAGAGGCTTTGCTTTTTCAGCAGACATTTCTTTATTAAAAATAGACATTCTTATTTTTTTAATTTCTTCTTTTGCCTTGTCGTATCTTGCTTGAGCTTCTTCTCTTTCTACAATTCTAGTTTTTGGCCTTCCCGTTAGTCTTGCACCTAAAAGGGCAACCTCTTTTTCGTCAAGAATTTCATTACTTGCTGCTGGATTATTTATTCTTTGTTCATCTCTGGGAACAATTCTTCCGCTTACATCAAAGTATTTTTCTCCCTTCTTTATAGAAGTTTTATAAATTGTAGGAATATTTGATTCTTGTAAATCATCAATAATCTTTTGATGACCAGCAATAAATTCTTGATCTCTTTTAATTCTTTCTTCAAGTTTTTTCTTGTTGGCTTTCCAAATAACACCACCAGATGCTTGAATTTCTTCTGGAGTTAGTCTTAAACCTAATGCCCCATTTTCTTGATTAAATGGAGACCATGTTTTCAAAGGGTGTGGACCATCTGGCCCCAAAGATCTTAACCAATCTATATCTCTTTTCATTCCCTGACTTCTTTGAGCAATCTGAAACTTTGAATTATTCATTGTGTCAAAGAGTCTTGAACTTTCCATAAATCTTCCAACACCCTGACCTGTTGACCAACTAGAAACGTCCTTTAGAGTTCTTCCGCTTATTGGGTCAACAGATCCTCTTGTTATATCAATTTTTTTTCTAGATGTAGAGAGTCCTCTTTTTATATTTGCTGGAAGATTTTGTAACATATCATCTCTATTTGATTGATTAATAGATGTTGTCATTCTTGAGAACCATTCAACAATGTTTGCTGGAATTCTGCCTCTTGCTCCTCTTGCTGCATTTGCTGCTAAAGCAATTCCTCCTGCTCCTAGCATCGGAATCATTCCACCGTTATTGTATCCTGTAGATGCTGCAAGTTTTTCAAATTTACCACTTGCCTTTTCTTTAATGGCAGAGTATCCAGTGCCTGTATCTTTTGCAGAAAGAATTTCAAAGCCTTTTTTGTTAAGAAAATGTTTATTTATTTCATCAAAGGTGACATCTTCTGGGTTAGCTTTTCTAACAATTGGAGCAACTATTTCTTGTAAGTCTGCTTTTGCGGGAATTCTTAACCCTGTTGTACTTGGTGTTACAGATTTTCCTAATTTTCTTAATGCATCATTTCTTGCACTAGTTAAAATTGTATCTGTAAAAATTTCTTTTCCATTTTTATTTTTTAGTTCAGCTATTAAACTTGTTAAAAACTGTTCTTTTGAAACACCAGCATTAGTAATTGCTGGACCTAACTCTAATATATTTTTATTTTTCAATATATCATCAATGGCCTGCTCAATACTTATTCTTGTGTTTCCTCTGTTTGCTGCTTGATTTAGTGAAGATGAGAATGTTGCCCAGTCATCAGTAAGTGCTGTGACTGGTATATCAGCATCAAATAATCTTTTAGCAAACTGAGCCCTCTCTCCTGTTCCTCTTAGTCTTATTGCAGCATCGATATCTGATTTAGTTGCTTTTTTTGTTCCAAAATGTGCTTTTTCAGCTCTTAGATTTAAAGATGCTAAATATCCATCTACATCTTCTTTTTTCCAAGCCCTTACAAGTTGGCTAGATATTCCAGGAAGTTTCATTTGTTCGATTCCTAATGAAGTTGCTGCTTCTTGAATTGTTCTTTCAGGTTTTCCTAGAAGTTGAGACAGTTGTTTAGAGGTAAGCCTACCGTTTGCTGAATCTTGAAATGCAACGGAAACTGTTCTTCGTGTTTCACTTGGGGTATCTGATGACCGAATAATTTTTTTTGATCCAGTTGAAAACATTCCAGCAAATTCAGCTGAGTCAGCATTCCAGAACCGACTTGCTTGCTGAACAACCCTTTGAGGATTTGTTGCTCCAAAATATTGCATACCAGGAATTTGTCCACCTTTATTAAATCCTAGAGTCTTTTTCCCTTTATTAATAGAATGTAATAAAGATAGGTTTTCCGCAGTTGCTTGTTTGTTTACTACAAACTCTCCTGGGGTAAGCATTGCTGGAACAGTATCTGTGTTTCCAGAACCTGGAATTGTTCCTCCAGAGTTTCTCCTTATTCTAGGACCACCCCTTCTTCTTCCTGCTTCTGCTCCAGTTGTTGCTGCTCCAGACATAGCAGCACCTGGGGCAACAAATGCAACTTTTGAAAGTTGTGCAGCCTCTGCCATTTGTACAATAAGGGCTGCATATGATCTTGAAAGGCTATCAATTGCTGCGTCTGCTCCTGCTGCTGCTGGAACCTGATCTCTAAGTGCTTGGTTAACTATTCCTGTAGATGTTCCAAGTTGTGTAGAAGCATTTGCTGCATCAAGTTCTGTAAGACTCATATAATTTAAGGCTTGACTGACTGCTTCTATTGATCCTTTTAGTCCCCCTTGTGCAAAGCCTTTAAATGCTACTCCAACAACTAATCCAAACTTTGTAAGTGTTCCCGCTAAGTTCATAAGCAAACCTAAAAACATTGTTCCAGCAGGAATAATAATTCCAGTAATTACTGTGCCAAACCCAATAAACTTTTTAGCAAAATCTGGAAGACTATTAAATTTATCAACAAGGCTTGCAAGAAATCCAAGAACTGGTGTTGCCAGCTCAACAAACATTTCTCCAATTGGGGCTATAGCAAGTTTTAGTCTTTCCATTGCTGCGACAAATTTTGTTGCAGAAGAATCTTCAATAGCACCAAGTTCTTTTGTAGCAGAAGCAGCAAGTTGTGCTGCTGACAATGCAGCAGTATCCATAACTCGTGAAGCTTGAGATCCATCTTTAATAATATTATTAAACAATGCTCCAAGTCTTGCGTACTGGTATTTTCCAAATACTTTTTCAAGTGCTTGTTGTTTTCCAAATTCATCTAGAGTAGCTAATGCTCTAGCAAATCCTTGCACAGTTCCCATAAGATCTCCGCGATTTGCATCAACAATTGCATTAATATTTATACCAAGTTCGCCTAACTTTTCTACTGCTCTATTTGTTGGGTTAATTAAAGATGCAAGACCAGACTTTAATGCGTTTGCTCCTTGAGCAGCAGAAATTCCCCCTTCTTGCATGGCGGCAAGCATTGCAGCCATGTCTTCTACAGATCCACCAAGACCCTTAATAACTGGGGCTACCCTTGGAATAGCTTGTGCAAGATCTTGCAAAGTAACAACTGTTTGGTTTTCTACCATGTTTAAAAAGTTAATGGTTTTTGTTAACTCTTTACTTTGTAAACCAAAGGCTGTTTGCAAAGCAATTGTTGTTTCAAGTGCTTGACTTTGTTCCATTTGACCAAGTGTTGCAAGTCTAGTTGATTCCCTAGTTGCATCAATAAGATCTGCTCCTTGAGAACCAGCAGCGGCAGCTTGAGCAGCCAACCCAATAGTATCTTTTACTGCAATTCCATACTTTGTATATTCTTTTGCTAATTCCTTAATAGCTTCAAGGTTTGCTTCCATCTCTTCTGGTGGCGTAAAAGCATCTCCATAAACTTTTCTAAAGTTAATTGCTTCTGTTTCAATTTCACGAAATACTTTTCCAGATGTTGCTGCAAAAATTGTCAATGGAACAGTAAACCCAACCATAAGCTGACGACCAGCCCACTGAGTATTCTTACCAAAGTTAATCATTGAAGTTGTTGATTGAGAAAGCATCGCTCTGTGAATTGCTAGCTTTTGAGTAGATACTACTGCTTCACTATTAAATGCTTGCAACGGTCTAATTGCTACTGCTTCTCTAAACCCGTTTGCAGCAGCACCAGTAGCTACAAACTGAGTTTGGAGTGCTGATGCTCTGCTGTTTGCAAGAGAAAGAACCTGGGCTGCTGCTGCACTATCTTTTAAAAATTTTGCGCTAACAAACTGGCGCATAGTGCCTTGACCCTTAGAAAGGGTCTGATCAAGTTGTGAAGCAGCAGTTCTCATCTTTACTGTTTCGGCAGTAAAGAATCCTGATTGATTTGCAAGATCTTTTATTTGTTGACTATAGTATCTAGAAGCGTCACCTTGTAGTCTATTGTTAGTATTTAAGGCTGATTGAAATGAATTTATTTGAGCTTGAAGTTGTCTAAGACTTCTGGCTGCGTCACCAGTATTGATGTTGACATCAATATTAACTCTAGTATTTGCCATTTTTAAATTACCTCATAGTCAAGTCCTGAGCCAATTCCGAATCCAGTTCTTGAAGCATTTTTGCCACGAAGAGTAGTTATATCTTTTGGATCGTTTGACGCGCCCTTGCTATTAGCCTTTGCTTTTATTTTTTCCCATGTGTCCATGGCATTGGATTTTGATTTATCAATATCTACACCTTGAATTGCTGCAAAAAACTTCTTGTTTTCATAATCTTCTTGATTCTTTGCTTCAAGGATTGCGACTAGTTCTGGCATTGATAAATTATCCTCCAATTCTTGGTAATCTTTCCAGTGTCCCAGAAGGAATACCCTTGATTCTAGTACGACGAGATCTAGCTCTAGCCAGCTAGAGCCGCCGCCAGTGCGTTTGGGTCGTTCAACTTAATACCAGATGCTACTTCAATAATCTTGTAAACCGTTGGTAGGTCAATGACCTCTTCTAGCTTTTCTTTTGTTGCATAATCCTCGTTGTACTGCTTCATTGCAATTACTGCACAGTCAAGGAGTAGGTCCATTGACTTAATGTTGTCAGATGCAATATCTTCATCACCAATCTTCTGAAACTCCTTCATAAAGTCACGAAGAAGTGTAATCTTTAGTGGTCGCATCTTGATGTTTACTCCATCAATTAGCTCTACTTCTACTGTTTCATATACGCTCGTTGCCATTATAATCCTTTCTGGGGTTATATATAAATTATATCATAGGCATGTAAAAACTTAGCCCGTCCAACCTTTTGGCTGAACGGGACTAAGTGTATACTATTTAGTTTTTATTAAATTGTTATTACGGACCTAGTACGCGGTCTACGATCTTGCCGTATGAACCATTTGATGCTGGTAGTAGACGGAAAGATACCTCGAACATTGTTGGCTCGTCACGTTTTGCTGAAGCCGTTACACTCTCAATTGAGAGAGCACGGTGAGCAACGTAAACACGCTCAACGCTGTCTGCACCTGTAGCGTCTGGATCGCCAGATCCTGGACCTACAGCTATAATTGCACGTTCTAGTGGAACCTCACCAAGATTACCAGCTTGCATAACCATTGTTACTTCATCTGGATCAGCGTCATCATAGTCTGCATCAGCACCTGCTGTTGCTACTACTAGATTTTCTAGAGTACCTTCAGCAAATGCTGTTACTAGGTTGACCTGCATACCTTGCTTGTATAGACGAGCTACGTCAAGGAGCTGATCTACCTGAACCTCACCGAAGTCTGGCTGGAACTGAATTTCTAGACCGTTCATGGTAAAGCCTACGTTTCTCCAGTTGGCAGAAGCTCCCGCTGCTGACAATGAATCTGCGTAACGTGTTCCATCAACGAATGCTGGGATATCAGATCCTGCTGCTGCATCGAATGAGTATTGTGCTGGTGCTGTGCCTTCAATATACTTAAGTGAAGATGATCTTGCTACGAAGATCTGAGCTGCACCTACGATAATATTTCTTGAATCACCTAAAGTTGCCATATTTTTATTTCACCCCTTATTTCTTTTTTTTTATTTGTATTACATTTATTGCCTTTGTTGCTTGGCGTGGGGCGTTTCCTCATCTTTATTATAGTGGCATAATTTAGCCATTATTATAGATATCGGTAGCATGATAGTCATATTTTATAACTACGTTGGTTGAAAATGTTTTTTGAAGTCCCGCAGTTTCTGTGCTATTACCTACATAGTTAACCTGAGAAGCATTTATGCAATGAAAGTTTATTTTGTTATTTTGTATATTTTCACCAGCAAATTGATTTACATCAAACGCTGTTCTATCTTCTCTATCTGCAACATTAATAATAAAATCTCTCCAATAAAAGATCTCTTCTAGACTTGCCCCTCTTATTGAATACATCATCTGGGCACACTTAACTGGATAAAAATACTTGTTGCTTACTCTACCCTTCATAAAAGAGTCGTATATAATGTAGGGTTTAGGTCCCCATTTTGCATCCCCTGATTTATTATCTGAAACTGGAAAGATTGGAGTAACCCCTGCATATGTTGAAAAAGAAAATCCAGGAACATTGGCTGCTCCATTAAGCTCAAACTGCTTCCATATATATTTATTTATTACTGGCTCTACTAAATTACTCATAATCTTCTCCTGGTGCATTAATTATCCAACTTAGGGCTGACTGCCTACCCATGGACCCTGCACTTCTTGATTTTACTGCAGAGTTGAATCCTGACTCAAACTCTCTTGACCTTGTAAAATGATCATAGAATCTTATCGACCTTAGATATACCTGATCAAAATAATTGTTATAGAACTCTTCAAATGCTCTAACAAAAGATCCTCTAACTTGTTCCCCTCCAGGATTTTCTATTATAATTGGTCCAGTTCTAAAAAATTCTTCACCGTCAATTTCAAAGAATAGTGCTTGAGCACTTACTTCATTTACTTGAACGGCTATGCCTTCTTCCATTATCTCTGCCTTGTCAAAGAAAGGCTCTGATCCATTTTCTGGAATGCTTGTTGATGACAAAAAATTTGATGAAACTTGTGCTGTCTTTCCAGCAAGAACTTTTTTTAATTCTACTAGTCTTGCTCCAGGATCTCCAACTTGACCCCACTCATATACATGATGAAGCATTCCTGGATTTGTTCTAGCAAGAACATCAAGGTATTGATAAAAAGCAGAGATACTTGTGCTAGCCAACTTGCTTGCTACATATGACTCTTTGGTTTTACTTTCTTTTATAAAACCTTCTGAGTATTCAACTACATTGTTCAATACCTTCATGGCTTCTTTAGAATTTATCTTTACAGTATACAAGACTGATCATCTGCCCGTCTTATAAAAATTCTGTATCCAAAGAAATTATGGAAAGGGTCAAACATGGGCTCTATATTTCCTATTTCAAAAACAGTTGGCTCATCTAAGACTTCAAACCAAACAACTTTTCCACTTGGATCTTTTATGTTTGTTATTAAAATCTCTGTTATAGCATAAGCAATATTGTCACTTGATTTCAATATTTCATCTGCTGTTCTAAAATCTAATTTATAGGAGTACTCAACAAATTTATCTGAAATAATGGCATTTGCAATAGCTGAGTCTGGTCTTTCTTTTATAGCTGAGCAATTAATTGATCTATCAAAAGACCAAGTGTTTACCATTTCCCCAAATGAACTTTGCTCAGCGGTAGAGTAGTATATGTCTGCTGTCATTGGATACATGAAATCTGACAAGTTTCCATTGGGTAACATTAGATTACCCCTGGTCGAATTCTATTCTTATACTTTACTAATAGCTTGTCCACAATTAAGTTTCCTGTGCCTAAAGAAGATCCTGGTGAAAACTTAATCTTAAACTCTTTATTATCAAACTCTGTTATATTTCTACTAAAGTACCTTGTATTTCCTTGAACTAAGTCTTGCATTAAAATTTCACAAGCTTCTTCAACATCTGATGGAATAACTTGGTATCCAAAACTACCATCAATTAAATAGTCACATCCAGCACAGAACGTTACTGCATAGTTTCTATCTCTCCACACCTTGGTATATTCAACTTTGTTTTGAATTTCATCGTCAAGGACGATTGAGCTTTTGTCTACACTTATTTTGTATTGATCATAGGAGTCATCATCTTTTACATAAATAATTTCATTATTTTCTGACATTTGATAAATAACAACAATTCTTTCATCAATGGGGAGATAATCTATTCCCATTCCAATAACTTCTTTTAATTTACGAACAAATTGAAAGGAACCTACTTCGGCTTCAATAATTCTTCTAGCTACTTTTTCTGCTTCTATAGCTTGACCAGTAGTTATTCCAAGCCTTGTCTTTACCGTTGTAACGTCACAGTATGGCTTTACAATATCTATTCCTGTAGACAAAACAAGATTGTTTGATGGATCATAAACATTTGCAAAAAGATTTACAGAGTATACAAGGTATTTAGAATTTAGTGTAAAACTCGCAACCTTTGAAGCATTAGATGTTGCTGATGCAGAAAAGGATTCTCCTGTAAGCAAGTCTTCATACTGCATAACATATTGTAAAGATGCAGATGGCATTACGAGATCAATATAAATTGATGTTGTTTCTGGTAGTCTAAGAATTTCCATTTTTATACCTCAAAAGCTGAGGCAACTTCTTGCGGAGTTGCTGCTCTTACCTTTTCTGAAATTTTTAACCACTCTTCAGCTTTATCAGAATCTACAATAGTGTAGCCATTATTTAGTCTTCCAAGAGATGGGTGAACAATAGAATTAGGAGCAAAGAGTGCAACTTTAACTGGATCTGTTTGTGTTTTTTGTATTTTAGATTGTGTGTTTTTTACAGATACCTTTTTTGTGGGACTTGATTCCATAATTCCTCCTCTTCTTAATTATATCATCTCAATAAATGCTTAAGAGGGGAGCCAATCGACTCCCCTCCGCTGCATTTAGAAACAATTATGACTTTTCGCCGTAAGCTACTGCGTCTGTTTCTTCGATCTGCACACCAAAACGAACGAACACTGTATATTCTACTGTGTCTTTCTTTGGCTTGAACTCGCGGTGGACTGTAACATCTCTCTGGAATCCCCAAATTCTGTTTTCTGGGAATGTTAGTGAGACATAATCATCTGGCATGTAAGGAACTTCCATGATGGGTAGTCCAAGAACGCGGTACTGTAGTGGAGCACCGACAATCTGTGGAACGCTACCGTCAACAATTCTTTCTACAATTCTTTCGGAATTGAAGTTGCCTGTTTGGGCAAGACTGTTAAGTAGGCTTGAGATTGTTGGTGAACCTGCATAGAACTTCATTGCAGATCTTGAACCACGGTACTTGCGTGGCATGGCTAGGACAATATCTTGTAGATCCTGTACGGTCCATGCTGAACCGCTGGAAGTGACAGATGCTGCCTGGTTTCCTGCGGCTTCTTTTGCATAGAAGCCCTGCATAATCTTCAAGAAGTTGTTTGTTCCTGAACCTGTACCGTTAATTGCAAGATCTTCAAGATCGTTTGCAAATGCGCGAGTCATAGAGCGAACTAGGTGATCTTCAAGCTGGGCACCCTCGATATTATCTTCGAGTGCTTCAGTTGCAACTTCCCAGTCTAGTCTAATCTTCTTTGTTACGATCTCTACTTTAGTGAATGCTACGTCTGCGTTTGTGTATGTACCATCAGCCTGATTTGCTGCACGGATTACACGCTCGCCTACATTTAGCTTCTCTAGTTCTGCAGTGTTAGAACGCATAGTTACTCTACGACCATCTAGAGCTAAAACTTGCTGCTCCCAGATGTATTCGATGAACTGGCGGGACTGCTCAGGATTGAGAATACCACCATCATCAGTTGTGCTACCAACGACACCCAAATCACCTGCTGCGGGATTTGTAATTGCGCCAATACCACCAGAGACTACTACGCCTGCGTCTGCTGATTTTTCTAAAATTTCTTCTGACATTTTACTTTTCACCTCCTGTTTTATTACCGATATAAGTCGGCGGAATTGAGGAAACGACCGCCCCACATCGATTTACTTATTTTTTCTCCCTGTACGATCCCGCCAAGATCGCCAGACTTGCGAACAGCCGTGTCTTCCTCTATCGCGGATACACGCTGTCCAAACTCTTCAACATTGCCTTTAACAACCTTTACCTCTTGTGAAACGTTATTAACTGAGCCAGTAAGTTCCCCTACCTTATCTGCAATGCTTTTTACTGCTGCTGCTAGATCTGCTACTGCAACAACTACTGAATCCTTGATTTCATCTACAGATTTCGCCAAGTCTTCATCGCTGTCTGCAGGAGTTGTGGATGTCTCTACAGCTTCTTCTACAGCTTCCTCGTCAGCAGACTTTTCAACAATCTCTTCGACTGCCTCTTCTACTGCTGCTTCTTCAATAACTTCTTCAATTGCCTCTTCAACTGCTTCTTCAATCTCTTCGACTTCTTCGGCGAGTTCTTCTGCAACTTCTTCAGCTACTTCTTCAGACTTTGTTACCAAGTCTTCTGCTGGATCTGTACTCTTATTTCTATTTAGAATTCCCACATTAATCCCCTCCTTTTCATTGTTGTCAGCAATTGACTTGGCTACTTCGTCAACCGCCATTGTTATATCAGATTGTTCATCTGAAACTTTTACAGTATAGCTCTTTATAAGATTTCCGATTGTTTCTGCTTTAGAAGTATCGTTGCTTTCTACAAAACCAATATTTGTCATGTGTCTATCGCAGCTTGGGCAAGAATATTGTGACTTCTCGCTAATAATAACCATTTCGCTTGAGTTGCACCAGTAAACATTCTCTAGGTAGTTTTTCTCAAGTGTGTCTGTTCCGTTAAACTTTTGTACAGAAACAACATTTGATGCAGGGTTTGCTGGATTATCAACAAGTGAAAGCTCAAAAAGATCATAGTCTTTAATCATTCTAATTGGAGCATCCATTCCTTTAGTGTAAATATCTTCTGTATCATTAATTTTTCCGCCAATAGAAAATCCTGTAAGAATTCCCTCTGTTACTTTGTACCAGGTATCTTGAGCACCCTTGGATACATATACATCAACAAAGATGCCATTATGAATCTCCCCGTTTTCTTTGTCAAAGTATTTGTCTCTTTTAAAAGAAACTACTTTTCCTCT